TCCCCATATAGAGAGGCTTTTAAAGACACCCCCCCCTCACAATTTATCACGTCCGTCAGGTGGTCGCAATTTGCGACTACCCTACCGCTAATTTTGCAGCGGTCACTAGTGAAAAGAAAAATTCACACATACACCAACGTTTTTATATTTATATCATGTGAAACACAATCATGACAAACCGAGAACGGTAAAAATGCCCGATGACAAAATCGAACCCACATTATTTAGATACCATGATTTTTTTATTGAGAGTTTAATGGAAGCATTTGGTGAGGATCAAAAGAAAAAGTGGTCAGAAAGCAATCCCAATTTAGAGCCATCACTAATAGATACCTATATAAAGTGGTTTAATGACCTAAGAAATTCAAAACCTGCTGCTGCCAAAACCATAAATATTGATGGTGTTCCCACCGGAAATGATAGATTTGATATAAGCAAATACAAAGACTGGACGAGTTTTGAATCATTTGTTGATGCTGTACGTACTCAAATTCCAATGGGAAGTGGAAAAATGACTACACAATTGGAAATTGATGGAAAACCTTTATTTGAAAAAAATGGTTTGGAAGTATATTACGCCGATACACCAAGAGCGTGTATAAAATACAAAGGAAATGTTCCTTACGGTTGGTGTATTGCCCGAGCGGATAGTAGCAATATGTTTTATACATATAGGTTGAGAGACAATCAACCTGCCTTTTATTTTGTGAAGGATGTTGAAGAAACCAAAAAAGAGTTGGAGAGTTTCAGTGGAAAATTTAAAAACCCATATCATTTTTTTGTTATTCAGGTATTGAAGAATGCAAAAATAGATAATACGAACGAAAAGAGCTATATTGCTACCAGTGCCAATAATGATGGCGACAAAAAAATGAGTTGGAGTGAGATTGTCAATATTCAACCAAAATTAAAAGGATTGCAAAACGAATTTCTTCCAAAACCATTGAGTTCAGAAGAACACGCGAAGGTCACTAAATATAAAGATGGTATAACATCAAAAGAATTTGCAACTCTGCCATATGAAGAAAAGGAAAGATTTTTGGATATATATCCTTCCATAGAAAAACCAATAAGTGATGAAATATTTGAGGTGATGCCTGATAAGTTGAAAAACAAATACATTGGGTTGGGTATAGGGATGACAGATAAACAATATAACATCGTAAAAAATGATAAGAATTTGTTGAAGAGATATATTCAAATTACAGAAAGAAAATTTCAAGAATGGTTAAAAAAATCAAATCAATTCAAATTAGTTGACAGTGAAATGGATGTATTGATTAAATATAATATATTGGACAAGTATTTTGATAAATTGTCAGATGATAATTTAAGTTACTTGTTATCGTATTCACGTGACAAACAACAAACAATTGATTTGTACTTGAGCAAAGGTGTGAGCATTGACAAAATATTGACAGATAATAATATAGGTATTTTGTTACAGTATTCATCTGACAAACAAAAAACAATTGAGTTTTTGTTGAACAAAGGTTTAAGCATTGACAAAATATTGACAGATTCTGTTCTATATTCTTTGTTAAGAAATTCAAACAATCAACAACAAATAATTGATTTTTTGTTGAGCAAAGGTTTAAGCATTGACAAAATATTGACAAATGATGTTGTATATTCTTTGTTAAATAATTCAAACAATCTACAACAAACAATTGATTTGTTCTTGATCAAAGGTTTAAGCATTGACAAAATATTGACAGATGCTAATGCACATTCTTTGTTACGTAATTCAAACAATCTACAACAAACAATTGATGTTTTGTTGAACAAAAATATTACATTGACAGATAAGAATGTGGATTATTTGTTAAAGTATTCACCGGACAAACAACAAATAATTCAGTTTTTGTTGAGCAAAGGTGTGAGCAGTGACAAAAAAATATTGACATATTCTGTTTTATATAATTTATTACAGTCTTCAACAGACAAACAAAAAACAATTGAGTTTTTGTTGAACAAAGGTTTCAGCATTGACAAAATATTGACAGATTCTGTTGTATATTCTTTGTTACAGTCTTCACCAGACAAACAACAAACAATTGATTTGTTCTTGCGCAACGGTTTAAGCATTGACAAAATATTGACAACTGATATTGTAACTACTTTGTTATATGATTCAAACAATCTACAACAAACAATTGATTTGTTCTTGAGCAAAGGTGCGAACATTAACAAAATATTAATAGGTGATATTGTATATTTTTTGTTACGTAATTCAAAAAATAAACAACAAACAATTGATTTGTTCTTGAGCAAAAACATTCCATTGACAGATAAGAATGTCGAAGTTTTGTTACAGTATTCACCAAACAAACCGGACACACAACGAAAAATTGATGCGTTGAAAGCAAAACAACAATTGAGTGAATCAAAATTTAGATACCGCGATTTTTTTATTTAGAGTTTAAAATGCCTCACCGAAGTCATTCTAGGTCATGTTCTGCTGCTGGAAAATAAAAGACCCGCCAAAATTGCGCTTGCTCCAAAGAGTAGAGGCGTGGCAGGTCTGATGTAGTATCCTCTCCATATATATATAAAAATTATCAGCTTGCTACTTATACCTTAAAATTAATAGATGTAACTTCAGATTTTATTTGCTCGTTCAAAAACTCCCAACTATATGAATATTTTCCAATGTGAGATAATCTTATTGTAGTATCACAATAAATTGTAATGCCAGACATTCTAGCTCGATAACAAAACGCAAAATCTTCACCAACATAATCATCTTCTATAATCATTGGCAAAAACCACGGATGTACTTTATATTGCCCACCCCATATATTCACTGGCGTTAACTTATATTGTTCTTTTATATCATCATATACACTCACATGTGTATACATAAATCCTGTCGCTCCATATTCAATCTCATATAAATTACCACCATCTCCAAAAATAACTTCACTAATCTTATCATCAAATTTTGTCGTTAATGCAGGCCATCCTTTAACCGAATATGCAGCAGTAATAAATCGCAACTTTTCACGTATACCCATATTAATAATTCGATATACATCACTCACTTCAAATCCAATATCACTATCAATCCAAAATATATGTTCATAATCCTGATCTATTGCTTGCTGTGCCATAACACATCTTCCCTGATCAATAGCACTAAATCCATATTTACGATATACCTTTATTCCTTCCAATTCTAATCTACGCAATGACGAGTCACATTCAGATTCTATATGTGAACTAACTGGTACTAAAATAATAGTCTTATTTTTTACATCAATTGATAATTTATCATCATCCATATATTGTATTTTTTTCATATTCTTCAAGGAAGGATTCTCTACTTACAAATAATATTTGTTTCAACTGGAAACGCATCGGTTCCAATGTTCTTTAACTTGTTCGGAATAGTGACCTCCGTCAATCCACTACACCAATAGAACGCTTTGTCGCCGATGAAAGTGACGCCGTCGGGGATCGTCACACTCGTCAATCCTCTACACAGATAGAACGCATAGATGCCGATGGACGTTACGCTGTTGCCAATAATCACGCTCGTCAATCCACTGCACTCCTCGAACGCACTTTCGCCGATGGATGTAACACTTTCAGGGAGGGTCACGTTCGTCAGTCGATAGCAATTATAGAACGCCTCTATGCCGATGTAGGTGATGCTGTTGGGAAGGGTCACCTTCGTCAGTCCTGTACAATTAGCGAATGCACTGTCTCCGATGGAACTGATGTTGCTAGGAAGGGTCACGCTCGTCAAACCACTGCACCCAGAGAACGCCTCTACGCCGATTACGGTGACGCTGTTGGGGATGGTCACGCTCGTCAGACCACTGTACCCATAGAACGCACTTTCGCCGATGGTCGTGACAGGCACGTCGTTGATTGTCTCCGGGATAATTAAATCACCTGTGACGTTAAGATCACTTCCGGTTATCGTCACCGATCCGTTTTCAATTTTGTATTTCATAATTCATAATCCATAATCTTCAATCAAGGAACCCCCACCGGCTTTAGTCAAGTCTAGTAATTCCTACATTTCGATTATTATTACAGAATCAACACTGATTGTCAATCTATTTTTTGACCGTCTTTAAACATCTCAGTTGATGCTTATACAATACAACATTCGACGCGTTACATCACCAAGATGCACCGAACTATTTAAAAACTTGCCACATATATGCAAAAAAACAACCCAATCATAATATAATTGGGTCGATGATACTTATATAGTAATATACTGTAGTAATTACTTCTTTTTACCAACACTAGCATATGAAGTTTGCTTCGTATCGCCTATTTTGGGATTCGTGCCTACTTTTGAACTCGATTGTGGTTTAGCAGCTGCCATATTAATATAATCTCCTTTCATAATTTTCACGGATCATATAGAACATGATCCGTTTGTTATACACTTTACGCATACATCAAATATATATCATTTTACTTTTTAAAAAAACTTATTTTAAATTTATTTTTAACTTTCAAACCCCCCCTATACACAGAGAGGCTTTTAAGACCCCCCCCCTCCTCAAATTCCCCCACGTCAACCCTAACAATTCAACAATAGTTAATATTATCATCTATATAAATAGAAAATCCCACTTCATTTAGTGCAGGGTTATATCTAATTATTATTTTTCTACCGGCGAATCAATACCAGCTGCCTTTAACGCCTCGATAGTAGATTTAGCCGCTTTTACGTGCCCCAATTTCACGATTGCATTCCAAACATCTTGATCTCTTAGAAAATAAATTAATTGTCTAGCCACTCCTTTAGTTAATTTTATATCAACCGAAGTTGTATCTGTTTCTGATGGACTGAGTATAAATTCCTTTATAAGTTGTTTTAATTCTTTTTTAGTCATAATAATAAATATCTAATTAATAAATATCTAATTATTATTTTATAATATTATTAATCTCTGTAAATCTACATTTCCTATTATCCACTTAGACATATATCTTATTAAAATATAAATTAAACCCATCCTCAAATTCCCCCGCGTCAACCCTAACAATTATATATTCACCTCCACTACCATATACACATATCTTATCATCAATATATACACTCATTATTCTATCTCCACTTTCACTAACGCAACTATCACCATCTCATTATCTTTATTATCTCCACTCAACATATTAAAATTCCTAAAACTACCATACTACATAACATACTCATTACCAATATAAAAATTACCAATACCTCCTTATATCTTCCGCAATTGCTAACTACTTCACATACTCACGCATCAAACAACTCTCTAACTTCTTCTCATTGTTCACTATAACATATTCAGTATACATCATATATCAAACACTACTATACTATACTACATCTCAATATCATCACGCAACTTGTATTGTCTTGTTTTATAATATCCCATATATACACAACATTATAATTCTAATATAATTCTAATATAATAATGCATAACCCCCCCTATACACAGAGAGGCTTTTAGACACCCCCCCCTCCCCCCCCATCTATAAATCAAGCCATATATACCCCATATACACAAATATAATCAATAGGCCATATATACAATCTAGTATAAATAAAAGCGGAATCATTTACTCTTATTATAGAAAAATGCAAACACAACACTAACATCTCTTATAGCACTATAACAATGTATATAAATTAGATTCAACTATAATAATACAAATCTACATACATAATTACTACAGATATACAAAGATTGATGCTACTGTATTAGTATAAAAACTCATAAATATATTGCACCTTTTACAGCAGTATTCTATTTTTTTTATGCGATATTTTCATATATGTGGGTTTGTTTGTATATATGAGGGTTTTTATGTGGATTGTGGGGTGTTATTATATATTGATTGCAACATTATTTGGTCTTGACTTTTTGATTTTTCTGATGTGATGGTGATTTTTAATGAGCATGTTAAATGATGAGAAATTGGTATTATTGGTGGAAAAAGTTGACTTAATGTGATTTTGAGTGAACATCGTGGATGTGTGTAATTTTGATATTCAGGTGAGTAGTTTATATGTAATTATGTATTGACAACGGTTGATTTGAGGTGTATAACTAGTGAATACAGTGATATAGATTGGCGAGTTGGTGAGTGAGTATAAGATATGTATATATGGATATTGTGGTGATAAAAGTGTTATATAAAAATGAATGACGTGAAAATAAAGCAACTGATACATGCTATTAAGACTGCACGGATAGTGTGTGTAGATGATATTGTATCAGATGTTATGTTAGTTGGATATAAATTAGTTGGTGAGTCTAGCAATTATGCGTTAAGTTTGAAATATAAGATAGATTTAGAGGATATAAGTGTAAACATTACTGAGCAAGGATTTAGTGATGCTAGGATTGAATATAACCATATTTATTGTAAAGATTATCGTGGAGTTGACGTGTTAATATCATTACACAAGCTTATTGCAGATAATACATATTTGTCACAGATTGAGTAAAAATATATAAAAAGCTAGAATTATATATATAGATAGCGTTATTGCTTATATGGAGAGCGTTAGCGATATATGGAAGTATATATAGATTATATATAGTGATGAGGGGTGGAGTAGGTCCCCTATTCTTGGCGCCTTTCGGTCGGCCGCATCTACGGTCTTTATTGTGTATACATCATACCAGGGTTTTAGAGAAAGTCAACGGAAACTTTGAAATAACTTTTGACGGTTTCAGGGTTTGGTTAGTGATCTGGGTTCCACTTATATTATCTCACGAAATCGGAGAAAGTCAAGGAAAATTTTGAGATATTTTTTCGATTTCGTGGAAAAGAAAAACCCGCTTATTAGGCGGGTTTTTGTTCACGTTAGTGTTTTGAGTGTTTGGTTAGTGTTTTGAGTGTTTGTATACGTAGTGAATTGCTTTAATTGTGTCTGCGTTCCATTTGTAGGATTGAGTATCCATGTGTAAATTCATTCGATCATCGAGTGTGTTTCGGAACCAGAATGAGACATTCTCGACGGCGACTTTTCTTGCTTTTGGGAATTTGACTAACGCGAGTTGAACTACTTCGTTTCTTGTATTCATTTGAGATACCTTATCATGATTCGGTGAGAACATCAAGGAAAATCGTGAAAGATGATTGACTTGTTTTAAAACGTGTGGTAGGATATATCCAGAATGAATGACACACTGACGATGATATCGAAACGATCAATCAAACGGAATGACTTCGTGACGTTAAACGTGGGCACCAAGTCGAGATATGGCACTGTCTTTTATCCAATTGGCACCAAGTGTCGAGTATGGAAGGCGCAGCGTAATGGTTTATTGAACGTTAGTCCCGAAGGTCAATATGGTGGCATAATGCATCTAAGCAAGGAAGATGTGACCAAGATTGAGGCACCGAAGGCGAACGTGAAGGTTGGTGACGTTTTTGTTTCGTCTGGTGGGTATGAGCAAACGAACGTGACATTTTATCGTATTGTGACGGTGAAGAATGTGAGTGTGGAAATTGTGGAGCTTGGTGAAAATCGTAAGTATACTGGGCATATGTGTGGTGAGACTGTTCCTGTTCTCAGTGATGTAACAACTGAATGTAAGACGGTTCGTATTCGTGTGGATGGCAATGGAAAAGTTAGTTTTAAGGGCATTTGGGGATATACATTTCCTTGGGATGGTAAACCGTGTTTCTTTAGTGAGTGGTGTTGATTTGGATTGATAAAATTATGAATCTGAAATACAAAAAGGTTGGCGGTGGTATTACTATTACTGGATGTGATAGTAGTGTAACTGGTAAGCTAGTCATTCCTGATAAGCTCGATGGTCTGCCAGTCACCTCCATCGGCGACTATGCGTTCTATCGGTGCACTGAACTGACGAGCATCACGATCCCGAACAACGTCACCTCCATCGGCAAAAATACGTTCTGGGGGTGCAGTGGTCTGAAGAGCGTGACCCTCCCCAACAGCATCACCTCCATCGGCGACAGTGCGTTCTCTGCGTGCTATGGACTGAGGAGCGTGACCCTCCCCAGCAGCATCACCTCCATCGGCGACAGTGCTTTCAGTTATTGCAATAGACTCACGAGCGTGACCCTCCCCAACAGCGTCACCGAGATCGGCGAATGGGCGTTCGATGGGTGCCATGGACTGAGGAGCGTGACCCTCCCCAGCAGCCTCACATCCATCGGCGACTATGCGTTCGCCGGCTCCAGTTTGACGAGTGTGACCCTCCCCAGCAGCGTTACGTCCATCGGCGAAGGTGCGTTCCGTGAGTGCACTGGGCTGACGAGCGTGACAATCGGCAACAGCGTAACGTCCATCGGCGACTATGCGTTCTATAGATGTAGTGGATTGACGAGCGTCATTATCCCAAACAACGTGACATTCATTGGATCATATGCGTTCGCAAAGAAAACCAAGATTATTCGGCAATAACCATCAAAGATACGAATATGAATCTGAGATATAAAAAGGTTGACAGTGGTATTACTATTACTCAAGTCGATATTAGTTCAACAGGTGAGTTAATCATACCAGACAAGATTGATGAACTGCCAGTCACTTCCATCGGCAAAGATGCGTTCTCTGGTTACACTGGACTGATGGTCGTGACCATCGGCAACAACGTCACCTCCATCGGCGACGGTGCGTTCTCCAGTTGCACTAAACTGACGAACGTAACCATCCCCATCGGCGTCAAATCCCTCGGTGAGGATGTGTTCTATGAGTGTGAGGGTCTGACCAGCGTAACTATCCCCAATAGCGTCACGTCCATCGGTTCCTATGCGTTCTATGGGTGTAGAGGATTGACGAGCGTGACCCTCCCCGACAGCGTGACATCCATCGGCGAAGGTGCGTTCTTTGGGTGCGCTGGGCTGACGAACGTTACCATCGGCAACAGCGTTACTTCCATCGGCGACAGTGCGTTCAAAAATTGCAGTGGATTGACGAGCGTGACCCTCCCCAACAGCGTCACATTCATCGGCGAAAATACGTTCGGAAATACAACCGAGATTATTCGGCAGTAAGGATTGTGACACTCTAGTCGAACGATGATGAACCGATCTTTTTTTAAAATGATCCTTGACTTGTTTTAAAACTCTGATAATCTCCTTAAGTGATGAAATTAAAATACGAAAAGGTTGGTGCTGGTATCGTTATCACGGAGTGTAACTCCGACGCAACTGGTGAGTTGATTATCCCTGACCAACTCGACGGGTTCCCTGTCACCTCCATCGGCACCTATGCGTTCTATAAATGCACTGGTCTGACGAGCGTGACCATCCCCAACGGCGTCACCTCCATCGGCTCCTCTGCGTTCTCTTGGTGCACAGGTCTGACGAGCGTGACCATTCCCGACAGCGTCACCTCCATCGGACACTATGCGTTCCGTGACTGCACTGGACTGACGAACGTGACTATTCCCGACAACGTCACCTCCATCGGCGACGGTGCGTTTTATTGGTGTACTGGTCTGACGAGCGTGACAATCCCCAACAGTGTCAAGTCCATCGGCGACAATGCGTTCGAAGGGTGCAAAGGTCTGACGAGCGTGACGATACCCAACAACGTCACCTCCATCGGCGTCAATGCGTTCTATGAGTGCGGGGGATTGACGAGCGTAACTCTCCCCAGCAGCCTCACCTCGATCGGCTACTGGACGTTCCCTAAGCACACCGTTTTAATAAAGGAAACCGCATGACCAAAGACGAACAATGATGAACCGATCTTTTTTTAAAATGATCCTTGACTTGTTTTAAAACTCTGATAACCTACTTAAGTGATGAAATTAAAATACGAAAAGGTTGGTGCTGGTATCGTTATCACGGGGTGTAACTCCGACGCAACTGGTGAGTTGATTATCACTGACCAACTCGACAGGTTCACTGTCACCTCCATCGGCGACGGTGCGTTCGACAGTTGCACTGGACTGACGAGCGTGACCATCCCCAGCAGCGTCACTTCCATCGGCGACTATGCGTTCTGGGGGTGCTCTGGATTGACCAGCGTGACGATCCCCGACAGCGTGACATCCATCGGCGAAGGTGCGTTCTCTGGTTGCACTGGACTGACGAACGTGACGATCCCCAGCAGTGTTACGTCCATCGGCCAAGAGGCGTTCAATGTGTGTATTGGTCTGAAGAGCGTGACCCTCCCCGACAGCGTCACCTCCATCGGCACCTATGCGTTCTGGGGGTGCAGTGGATTGACGAGCGTGACAATCCCCGACAGCGTCACGTTCATCGGTGAAGGTGCGTTTTATTGGTGCACTGGTCTGACCAACGTGACAATCCCCAACAGCGTCACATCCATCGGTAATTGGGCGTTCGAAGGGTGCAAAGGTCTGACGAGCGTGACAATCCCCAGCAGCATCACCGAGATCGGCAACAGTGCGTTCTATGGCTGCACTAGTTTAATGGATAAGAATATTCAGGCTGATCCTAAATTTGTGATAGAGGTGATATCGCAGATTCATAATTATTATCATAATAGAAGCGTAGTAGCCCGGTAACTAATTAGTCGAACGATGATGAACCGATCTTTTTTTAAAATGATCCTTGACTTGTTTTAAAACTCTGATAATCTTGTTGAACTATGAATGACACACTGACATCACGTTGCGCCACTATCTCAACTGTTCGGGAATATAATCGTATTGAAGACCCAGGTCACTCATGGTTAGAAGTGCCTATCAAAGATGTTCGTGAGGCTGGCGTGGAGGATCAAATCACTCCATATAGCTATATCAAGGAGGGCAAGATGTATTTGGAGGAAGATTGTGACTTGGATACATTTTACAATGCGATGGTTAAAAAAGGCATCACTATCAAAATGAATCGGGTGAGGATTGAAGATTCTGATGAATTTTTTGTTTGATAAAAGACGTTGACTTTTTTTAAAACCCTGCGATACTGTTTACTCAATGAATACTGCTGATATCGCCAAAAACAAAATCAGTGTCGTCTACTCGATTCACCTCGACGACAATCGTGAGTTTCTGACCGTCAATGTGCCCAACGGTTGGAATGATGTCCGAAAGCTCAATAGTAAGGTGTTGACCTACGACGGTCGGGACTTTGCTTGGTCCGGATGGAACAGCGACAGCAACCAAGCCTATTGGGCACGCAACACCTACGGTCCAAGCATGGTTGCCACAATTCGATAAATACCTGTTGACTTTTTTTAAAACTCCTGATATTCTTTAACCACGGTAAAAATACAAATTATGAATGCTGAACCTCTGAACAAGGAAATCTACAACAAGGCTATCACAATGGGCATCACCAAGATTACGCTCAACTTCAGTGGCGGTAACGATGAGGGTAGTCTAAATGTGGAGTTGACACCCTATACCGATGAAAATGGAAACGATAAAAATGAGTTCACCCGTAGGTTTGATATGGTGTCATACAGTAAGTTGACCAATGACATTGAAAATTGGGCGTGGGATGTTTACAGCTACTCCGGTGCTGGTGAGGGTAATGACTATGGCGATGACATTGTGTATGATTTGGTTAACAAAACGGTGAGCACAAGTGAGTGGTTCACCGAACGTCAATATGGTGACTCCGGCGAACATACTATGGAGTTCGCTGACGAAGATGTGCTCAATGAGGATGTCGCTATAGAAACTATCGGCTTTTCATCAGCTTCGCAGACTGAGTAATAGAAAACCGCTTGACTTTTTTTAAAACTCCTGTTAAACTGTATCTGTAAGTCGAAACACTGAAAAATTATGCCAAATCATGTTAGTAGCAATCTTGTGATCACGGGTCCCTCAGATGACGTTCGTCGTTTTGTGAGTGCTGTTGATCGAAGTGTCACCAACCCAGGTAATGCGCTTGACTTCAATGGTGTGGTTCCATTGCCAGAGGAACTCAAGGGAACCAGTTCGCCGGTTCATATTCAGAGCAAAACTGAGATTGATAATATGTGGGCTGAGTGGAACCAAAAGAAAGATGCTGGTAAATTTGAGGATCGGGAACTCAAGTATGGTAAGCCATTCAACCTTGGTATCACTCAGGAAGCCAGTGATACGTTGATTGCAAAGTATGGAGACAACAACTGGTATGAGTGGGCAATTCGTAACTGGGGAACCAAATGGGGTGCTTACGATACTGGAGAGTGGGACGTAACCGTGAATGAGAATGACAATTCCAGTGCCAGAGTCAGCTACAACACCGCGTGGAGTCCAGCAACAGAATTCTTTAAAAGAGCGAGTCTGTTGTTTCCTACATTGACGTTCGTCACTGAGTATGCTGACGAGGGTGAACTTTTTGTGGGTGAGACTAACTTTGAGAATGGTGAAATCATCATGAAAATCGAGCCAGAATGGGATAGTGAATATGGCATCTCGATTCGTGACAGTGTGGGTTATGGTCCATGTGAAGATGTGGACGAAGATGTGCTCAATGAGGATGTCGCGATAGAAGCTATCGGCTTTTCATCAGCTTCGCAGACTGAGTAATAGAAACACTGATAATCTCGTTGAACGATGACAACTTACACTGTAAAAGTTGACGATGATGGCAACAAGTTTTGGTATTTTGACGGCAAGCGTCATCGTACCGATGGACCTTCTATTGAATGGGCGGATGGCACCAAGTTTTGGTATTTTGACGACAAGCTCCATCGCACCGATGAACCTGCTATTGAATGGGTTAATGGCAGCAAACATTGGTATGTAGATGGCAAACGACATCGTGCTGATGGACCTGCCATTGAACATGGTAATGGCACCAAGTTTTGGTATCTTGACGACAAGTATTTGACCGAAGCACAGTGGAAACAGGCTGTCAATCCTAAAGTTGCCAGTTGTGTTGATACGATAAATCTATGACACCTTACACAGTAAAAGTAGATGAATTTGCGAGTAAACACTGGCGAGATGAAGTCAAACGATTGAATGAATCACAATCTCGTGACTCTGTCAGTTCAAACACATCAAGTTATGACGGACAGATTGGGGAAATTGACGGAGTGAAATACAAACTAGTTAAAGTTTGACATTTCAGAAAAACCATGATAATCTTTTAACCGTAATGAACATCAACATCTCCTTCGATACCGACCACGTCACATTCAACGACAACTTCCTTCTGGAAGTCGCAAAAGTCACTCGTTCCATCAAGTGGGCTATCCTTAATAGTGAAAACACCACCGCCATTCGGCGTCCGTTGAAAGGGAGCAAAGGAAATCGAATCGGAACAATCAACATCGGTCACTCAGATACTTTGGCAAACTCTAAGAATAAACGATAAATTTATATCTATGTCATCAATTAAACAATCATATGAACAACTCGCAGAAAAATATGAAGAACTCGCAGAAGAACGAGATGATCTTCAAGACAATCAAGAAAAATTACTGGATCAAATCGCTAGCCTTAAGAACATTATAATCGACTACGAAAAAGAAACAATCCTTAATATTGATCGAGAGGGTAGTCTGTTTACTCGAATAGACAAACTTAAACATTCTCTTGAGATTGCAAACGAGGAGAATGTTATGCTCAAGAAGGAAATCGAAAAACTTAAATATTAAACAATTTTGGGTTTGCGGTCAGCCCGTAATTTCTAAAACCGCTTACGTTTAAATAATTTAATTGTAATTATGTTCTTTTAAAAACTTTAGTGGTTCCGTAGTTTAATGGTAGAACGCAACGCTTATACCGTTGGTAAGCTCTAGATTTGAGCACGGTCTCGGTTCGAATCCGGGCGGAACTACCACTTTAATAAATTATTTAATCTTAATTTACGGGCCTATAGCTCAATGGTTAGAGCAGAGTACTCATAATGCTTTGGTTATCGGTTCAAGTCCGGTTAGGCCCACCATTTTTGGATAGTGTTCTTTTCAAGAAACTGATTGATTTTTCTAACAGTCCAGTAGCTCAACGAGTGAGAGCACGCTCCTTATCAGAGCGAGGTTCGGTGTGCAAGTCCCTGCTGGACTACCAATTTTACGGGCACTGTAGCTCAGTTGGTTGACAGTTAACCTAATATAGTTGCATTTATTTGTATCCAATTAGACCGATTTGATATATATAGTTATAGAATTATATTATGGCACTACTATACTCATCCGATGGCAGCAAGATTACCATTGACGGCAGCTCTCCCAAAGCCACCGGGGACTTGGTCATTCCGAGCACATTCGACGGTCTGCCAGTCACCTCCATCGGCCTCCAAGCGTTCTATAATTGCACTGGACTGACGAACGTGACCCTCCCCAGCAGCCTCAAATCCATCGGCAATGCGTCGTTCAAAGGTTGCACGGGATTGACGAGCATGACAATCCCCAACAGCGTCACGTCCATCGGCTATGGGGCGTTCTATGAGTGCACTGGATTGACGAGCATGACAATCCCCAACAGCGTCACTTTCATCGACGCCTATGCGTTCTATGGGTGCACTGGATTGACGAACGTGACACTCCCTAAAAACAACACATTCAATATCATTAATGATGGTACGTTCGAGATGTGTATTAAGTTGGGAAACGTGACTATTCCCGACAGCGTCACGTTGATCGCCTACTCTGCGTTCCGTGACTGTCGTACATTTACGATTGTCACTATCCCCAACAACGTCACCTCTATCGGCAACGCGGCGTTCGCTAATTGTATTAAATTGACCAACTTGACGATCGGAACCAGCGTTATTTCCATCGGAGACGCTGCGTTTCAGATGTGTATTATATTGCCGAGCGTAAATATACCTCGGAACGTCACTTCCATCGGCGATTGGGCGTTCGATCGGTGCAGTAAATTAGAACGTGTGACGATCCCAGACTACGTCTCACCGAATCGAAGTCAGCTAAAATCCATCGGATATATGGCGTTCCGTAACTGCATTGCATTGACGACCGTGATGTCCTTGACGTACCCCACTGCGGTTCAGCCCGCCAACAGCGTGTTTTTACCGTACAGCGTCACGACCATCGGCGGCGGAGCGTTCTCTGGGTGCAGTGGATTTACGAGCGTGACGATCCACGACGGCGTGACGTCGATTGGCGGTGCGGTGTTCAAATATTGTACTGGATTGACGAGCTTTACGAGTCTGTCGTTTTCAACCCCAGCGGTACCGTCATCGAAATTGACGACTATCCCCCCAGTTATGTTCTATGGGTGCAGTAGTCTGACGAGCGTGACGATCGGGAACAAGGTAACGTTCATAGGCGAAAGTGCCTTCGGTGAGTGCATTAGCTTGACGAGCCTGACCCTCCCCGACAGCGTCACGGCCATCGGTCCGATGTCGTTCGCTAATTGCACTGGACTGACGAGCGTGCCCATCGGCAAAAACGTCACCTCAATTGGCTACGGTGCGTTCCAAGGGTGCACTGGACTGACGAGCACGAAGTTCTCCGCCTGCATATCTTACATCGGCAACTCTGCGTTTGAGAGGTGCACTGCATTGAGGAGTGTTACGCTCCCAAACAGCATCAACCCCAACAACCCCAACAACCTCACATCCATCGGTTACCTCGCCGCGGATGCGTTCTATGGTGTAGGTAATAAGTTTCAGATCGATTGGGAATGATATGGGTACAAAGCTTTGTGGCGAAGCAATCGACTTTTAAGTGATTGAGCCGGGTTCGATTCCCGGTGGACCCACCATTTTAACAAGAAACGTGAAAAATTTCAAGAAACTGATTAATTTTTCTAACAGTCCAGTAGCTCAACGAGTGAGAGCACGCTCTTTATACGGGCGAGGTTCGGGGTGCAAGTCCCTGCTGGACTACCAATTTCAATCGTCTTTTTCAGAACAAAATCAAAAAATTTCAAGAAACTGATTGACTTTTTTTAAACTCCTGGTAAATTGATTGCAGATGAAGGCAATGGTTGCTTTCACGACAAAAAACAAAAAACATGTCTACTGTTACCTCCACCGTATCTTCGGTCAAACCGTCTGCAAAACCTGCTGTAAAACCTGCTGTTAAGCCTGTTGCGAAGCCGGTTGTTAAGACTGCTGTAAAACCTGCTGCGAAGCCTGCTGTAAAACCTGATGTTAAGCGTAAGTATACTGCTCGTGGCACAACTGTTGTGGCTCGTCGAGTGACATTGTTCGATGGCAAAGTGATTGGACGTGGTAAGCCTGCCAATGCTACCAAGTCATCACGAACTGTGGTTTATGTTCCTATTGGTCAGAAATACAATCCTACGATTCATGGACTTGGTGTTAATTTCACATCTGATCTGACTGAGTTCAGCCAGCTTTTCAAACGAATTAGTATCGTTGATCTCGGTCAGGTTTACAATCTGACCACTGATGTTGTTACTGAGAAGGCTTATGAGAAGGTTGTTGTGAGTGCGGATGTTGAAGCTGTTGCTTAAGGCATCTCTGAAACAAATTAAAATAAAATAATTGTTTGGAATGTTAGAATAACTAGTTATTGAGCGAAGCGAAAGACCACAGAATAACTTAACAATTTGTGTTAGAATAATTAAACTTAAAAAACATCAGCAGTAAAATTATAAAATATGAAACATACAGGTGAGCATTTTACAGGTACAATTGACCAGCTTCTTGAGCATTGCGACAATTTAGATTTGGAATCTGTTCAAGAGCAGATTAATAAACAAAACCGAAATGATTGCATTGAATATATTAAAAAAGAATCAGGTTGTTCAGAAGAAGAAGCAAATACTATTTATGATGAAATCCGTATGGAGGAGGTGGATAAAACCGTTCATCAGTTGGTTATGGATGGTATTCTTGAGATTGGCGATTATAATGCAGATGGTGATCCGGAGTTTATTTTAACTGAATTAGGAAAACAGTTACATCAACTCATTGATGTCAATCCCGAGGACAAACCGACTGTCAAGAAGAAAAAGAAATAATTTTTGGAGAAAACAATCCCCTATGGCTTTAGCCGATGGCTTTAGCCTAGGGGTTGATGTCACCACCACCAACCGATTAAAGTCGCCTATAAGTCATCCTAGGGCGTTCTGGCATCATTGTGACTCACCAATTGAACACCCATTTGATTCATCGTTCTCGAATCGGTTTGACAATCTAAAATATCCGTGTTATCCTAAATTATATGGTAGAATTTCTTAAATTTATAACTGAATCAATTAGTAATTATTTTGCCGCTATTGTGATGATTTTTTTGATCACACTGTGCATCACTACAATTTCTAGCATAATGATCGAAAAACTTCACAATGCCGTTTTGAGCATCATAATTGCCTGCCGCACCAAAATCGACAAAGAATAAGAACCATCACCCAAAGTAAGAAAACTTTTCAGGATCTCTTGACTTTCTCTAAAACTGTTGGTAATCTACTTGAACGATGACTTTGAATTACGAACAACTTCTTGCGCCACAAAAGAATCATGCGCTGGATCTACTGAACAGTCTTCATCTCAATGGTGTCGCATTTGATTCAAGCCAAACTGGATGTGGCAAAACATATGTGGCAGCATGGATTGCGAAGAATTTCAATGCTCCGGTAGTGGTTATTTGTCCCAAGGTGGTGAAAAAGACATGGGATACAGTGTTGAGTGTCTTTGGCATCAAAGCACATCTTGTAATTAACTATGAGAAAATTACGAGAGGCAATACAGCTCACTATACGTATACTAAGACTGAATATAATAAATCCAAATATTGGTGGGAGTCTAAGGGGATTCATGTGAATTTTCCAGATAATGCTTTGGTGATTGTGGATGAGGTTCATAAAGCGAAGGGATTGAATAGTCTTAATAGTGAATTGATTACTGCGATTAAGAATGCTGGCATGAATTTGTTAATGTTGAGTGCTACTGCAGCTACCAATGTGACGGAGATGAAGGCATTTGGTTTTGTGACCAATTTACACAATGGAGATCAATTTCGAAATTGGACACTGACTAATGGCGTGACATACAACAAGTATGGTGCGATGGTATGGGATAATAGTATGGCTGAATGTCAAGTGGGTTTGAAGAATATTCATAATTCGCTTGTGAATGTGATGAAGGTATCTAGTCGTATGACCCGAGATATGTTTGGCTCTATCTTTCCGGATAATCGGATTAGTGCTGATAGTTTTGATTTAGGTGTTAATACTGCCAAATTGCAGGCGGTATATGCTAACATGGATGCGGAATTGGATGCACTTGATACTCGTAGTAAAAGTTACAAGGAACATCATTTTGCAATTCTGATGAAGGCGAGACGTCATTCTGAATTATTGAAGATACCTACGATGGTTGATTGGATTGCGGATATGTTTGATGAGGACATTAGTCCTGTTGTGTTTTTTAACTTTGATGATACCCGATCTGCAATTGAGAATCGATTGTCCAAACTCAAGAAGTTTGATGGATTGATTGCTCGTGTTGTTGGTGGTCAAAGTGAGAAACAACGCAATCAAGATATTGAAGATTTTCAATGTGATAAAAAACGGGTATTGTTGGTAAACATATCAGCGGGGAATTCAGGATTATCAGCACATGACTTGAATGGTAAGTTTCCACGTCATACACTGATCAATCCTAGTTGGAGTGCTATTATGACAGTTCAAGCATTGGGTCGGTGTCATCGTGCGAATGGGAAGAGTCAAGTGATTCAAAGGTTTTTGTTTGCGGCTGATACCGTTGAGGAAAGAATGCGTCAGAAAGTCCAAACTAGGATTCATAATATTGATTTGTTGAACGATGGTGATTTGAGTTATGAAGTTGACTTGTATAACAAGTGATGGTAAAGTATAGATGATGACAGTCACTCTGGAATAATTAAATATGAATACTGATATTGACCACCACGATTTTGAAGTTGAACATACTGAATTTGAAACTTGTGTGATCTGTAATGTTGACACCAATGTTCCAAAGTCAATGCACATCGATTTTAGAAACAATTACGTAGACGGTTCGGGTCAACTATGTTTTAATTGTTACACCAAAACACTAAATTACACCAAAGAATAAATTCATGGATACTACACCTGTGATTTGCAAGATGGTTGGAATTCGACGTTATAGTTCATTGGATGTAACATATGGTCGTCAACCACAACATAGTAACGTTTTAAACATCATCGACGTGACTACAATCAAGAAGAACATCACTGATTTGATTCAGAATCAACGTTATAACAGTGTTTTGGTCAACTACATGGGTGAGTTGTTTGTGTGTGAACCCAATCGTAATGCCATTACTTTGTATACTAAAAAAGCATTGAAACATCATCCACTCAGTAATCAAGTCACTATTTAACGTTCCTAAAACAAATAAAACATATGGCAATTGAACAAATCAAGGACAAGAATAACAACATCATCGCATTGCTCAAGACTGAGGGTTATTTTACCGTGCTCACAACCGTCACTGGAAAACTACTGGGACGATACAATCCCAAGTCTGGTCCTCGAGGCGCCACTTTTGATGCTAGCAACAACTTCGTTGGTGAAGGCAATCAGGTGATGCGACTGTTGAAGTAACATTCGACATACCCGCCAGAAATCGCACATTGACGTATTGTTATGTGTTTGATGGCCTGATAGGGTCAACGCATGGTTTGAAGACAATAACATGCATAAAGATGGGAGAATTGGGAAAAAGTTTGAAATGGTGATTGACTTTCTTTAAATCTGGTGGTAGGATATCTCCATGATGAAACGATCTCTTAAAATAAGAAAAAGTTGGGGGCTTACCAATCCAGTCACCCGACGTATTGAAAGCAAAAAACTTTATTCTCGCAAAAACAAAAATCGGGAACTGGTTGAAAATTAAAAATAGTCGTTGACTTATTCTAAAACTCTGATAATCTCTTTAAACAATGAACGACATTCCAAAGCATTTTGTTAAGAACAACGATTTTATTGGTAACTGCAACTTTGATTTAGTCAAGAAGCAACATGACGTATATCTGTATCATCGCACCACTATGGAGGGTAAACACTTTAGTTACGAGGTGTTTATTAGCAAGTTTATTGCCAAGGGAACTCCACTGCCTGGTGGTGTTTTTGAAAAGGAGGATCGAATGCAATATCCCGGATCGGCTCAATTTGGTAAAACCGCATATGAATGTAAGGATATTTGTCAAGCGGAAGATCGGTTTGATGAGTTGTTGATCAAGTTTAAACAAAAGAGTGACAACAAAGAATTAAGTTTAAAGACTGGAAAGGTTGTGAAAGGTCGTAGAGGACGTAAACGACATGAGTTCAAATTTCAGTTGCCGTCTATTGATCAGACTTTCACGATGAATCAGTTGGTGGCTTCGTCTGGTGTTTCTCAACCGTTGTTGTATATCCGAGTTCAGGAATTGATCTCTTTGGGACGTGTGAAAGAATATTCACGAGTTCGTAAAGAAGGTCAACGTGGCAGAGCCACAGTTGTGTATCAAGTGATTGCGTAAGGTTTTTCGGTCAACCTCCAATATTATGAACAATATCTCTGACTTCACTGACAATCTATTTGGTCGGTCTCGAATTCTTTCCATTGCTGGTGAATCGTGTGTGTCATGTGGCAAAACGGCTCACACGTTTCGTGACGAACTCAGTCGCAAGGAGTTCGATATCAGTGGTTTATGTCAGTTTTGCATGGATCGTTTCTTTACTGAATATATGGAGGATGAGGCTTGACTTTCTGTAAAAAACTGATAATCTTTTAATCAATATGAATACAACTCTAAAATATATAATCAACACCAATGAAACAGTGACAATCGTCAGCTGCGACACTAAAATCAACGGTGAATTGGTGATCCCAGATACGATTGACAACCTGCCTGTCACCTCTCTCGGTTCCTCTGCGTTCCAATATTGCACTGGACTGACGAGCATCACTATCCCCGACATCGTCATCTTCATCGGCGACACGGCGTTCCAAGGGTGCATTGGTCTAACGAGCGTGACACTCCCCAACAGCCTCACTTCCATCAACGAATTTACGTTCTATCAGTGCATTGGATTGACGAGCGTGACGATCCCCGACGGCGTCACTTCCATCGGCGGATCGGCGTTCTGTGGGTGCAGTGATCTGACGAGCGTGACACTTCCCAGCAGCCTGACCTCCATCGGCGACTATGCGTTCGCTGATTGCACGGGTCTGACGAGCGTGACACTCCCAAGCAGCCTCACCTCCATCGGCAACGATGCGTTCTCTGAGTGTACTGGTCTGACCAACGTGACACTCCCCAGCAGCCTCACTGAGATCGGCGAGAGTGCGTTCGAAGGGTGTAGTGGATTGACAGATACGAATATCAGTGCGGATACTAAATGGATTGAGGTAGTATTATCACAAATCTAAGTGGTTGATGTAGATTAGTTTCAAGGTCGAAATTCCTCCTCCAAAAAATATGAATAAAGCATTAAAATACAAAAAAGTTGGCAATAGTATTATAATCACCAAATGTGAATCTAATGCAGTCGGTAAGTTAGTTGTTCCCAACGAGATTGACGGATTACCAGTCACCTCTATCGGATATGAGTCGTTCTATGGATGTACTACATTAACCAGTGTGATAATCGGCAATAACGTATCTTCCATTAGCGGAACTGCGTTCGAGGGTTGTTCCGGATTAACCAGCGTCACTATCCCCAATAGCGTCACATCCATTGGTGCTTCTGCGTTTTATTACTGTACTGGACTGACGAGCATCACAATCCCCAACAGTGTATCTTCTATCGGTGACCTAACATTTTATGGTTGCAGTGGATTGACGAGCGTGACAATCGGTAATAACGTCACGTCTATCGGCAACCGTGCATTCGAGGGTTGTTCTGGATTAACGAACCTTATGATCCCCGACAGTGTAACGTCCATAGGATACTACACGTTCTATGGGTGTAGAGGATTGACAAACGTAACAATTGGCAACAGTGTTACGTCCATCGGCGATTGGGCATTCCATGGCTGCATTGGATTGACGAACGTAACCATTGGCAAAAGCGTCACATCCATCGGCAACGGTGCGTTCGCTTGGTGTTCTGCACTGACGAAAGTAATGATCCCCAATAATGTATCTGAGATCGGCGAAAGTTCATTCTTTGGATGTTCTCAATTGACGAACGTGACGATTTCCGACAGCGTCAAATACATCGGTGACAGTTCGTTTTACGGATGTATTGGATTGACTAACATCACTCTACCAGACAGCGTCACATCTCTCGGCAACCGTGCATTCGCTGGATGTACTGGACTCACGAGCGTTACAGTACCTGACAGCGTAACGGACATCGGCGACTACGCGTTTTGGGGTTGTAGTGGACTGACAGATAAGAATGTCAAATCTGATACTGAAACCTGAGTTAAAGAAAATCGTTGACTTTCTTTAAAACCCTGATAATCTCTTAACTGTAACGAACGAAATGAAGAAAATCAAGAGCACCACGAAAGCAGTATTGGGAATTGTTTGGATAGCATTTTTTGCTGTTCCTGCCGGAATTCTTAGGAAATTTTGGAATTTTATACGCCCGTAAACTTAAAACGAAACGAAAGAAAAAAACACCTATGGGATACTCAACCGACTTCGACGGGGAATTCAACATCACACCAAAACTGTCATCGGATGACAAGACGTTTCTCAACAATCTAGCAAACACTCGACGTATGGCTCGTAATGTGGGTGCAGAATACGGTTCAGAAGGTGAGTTCTACGTGGATGGTAGTGGTGATTTTGGTCAGGAAAAAGACGATAACATCATTGATTTCAACCGTCCGCCTAATACTCAACCAGGTCTTTGGTGTCAGTGGAATCCGAATGACACTGGTGATACACTTATGTGGAATGGTGGTGAGAAGTTCTACAACTACAAAGAATGGTTACAGTATTTGATTGACAAGATTCTAGCACCACGTGGTTACACTCTCAATGGCGAGGTCTTTTGGAACGGCGAAGATAGTGACGACTTTGGTAAGATTGTGGTTCTCAACAACGTGATGACCGCCAAAGAAGGTCGTCGAGTCTATGATTGAGAAAATATTGATACTCTCTTAATCACAATGAATACCGAACGACGTTTCCACATCGAACAGGATCGCCGATATGAAGCTGAACAATGTGGTGTTACCAAAAAATGGTCTAATACGAAAGTCAAGATGATTTCAACATACACCGTATACGAATTTGTTGGAAGCCCATCATATCAAACTCCGGTTTTTCAAGGATCGAAGTCTCAATGCAAGAAATGGGTTACAACGCAAGAACTATCTCAACAAACCCCTTGACTTATTCTAAAACCCTGATAATCTCTTTGAACGATGATAAACAAACGATACAAGGTGTGGTTTAAACGGGGAAATGTGTTTGATACACTCGACGCCGCTATGAGTTATGCAAATCTAGTTTTTAGGCGAACTGGTTTCATTGTTTCTGTTACTGAAGTTAAATCAAAAATCCGTAGGATAACAACTTAATTTGGAATTGACTTATTCTAAAACCCTGATAATCTATTTGAACGATGAATACATCATATAAGCCTGAGGTTCTGGTTGACGGTAAGTGGAGCACCAATTCGTTGCGTTTTGCCACCGCAGAGGAGGCAGTTGCCAGTGCTCGTGAGTTGATGAGCCGCTGGTTTGTGCCAGAGGATGGACGTGCGGAGAAATGTACCGATCCGATCAACTATCGGTTTGATTTCGACAACAACTGCAACGTACGTCTTTGATTATTTTTATGCGTAATGTCGCCGTTACTATTTGTTATCCAGACCAATATCTTTTTGACACGTCAATGCAAGTCGAGAACACCGATACTGACCAGGATATTCTGGAACGTGTATTTGTCGAGTGGAATGATGGCAGTGGTCAAGAATGTGACGATTTTATTAAACAAAAATTGCGCAGTCTAAGCGTCAACGACGTTGTGATTGTCAATGACGTTTACTATCAATGTGCCAATAGTGGTTGGAATCAAATCACCGAACAAGAGTTTCTGGAGATTGAAAAAGCTGTTGCAACACATCCACTTCGGATGTCACGACAGGGTGGAGCATCAATTGCTTTGAATCGTGTCATGTGGGATCGTAACATGGCAACAGCCTAAGTAATCAAAAAAAGGTGTTGACTTTCTCTTGGAATCTGATAAAGTATTTTCAGTTGATTGACGGCGTAAGCTCTCCGGTGCTTGCACAAGGGCGGTGCGGAGATGTGAGGAATAGAGGGCTGCTCACGCAGATAAATACTCACACGTCAATCTTTAAATTTTTTAACAAAGTTCTTTACTTATTGTAAAACCCTGATAAAGTATTCTCACGATGAAAGATTCAAACATGAAAATTAAAAAAATCACAACAGGTTACGTTGTCCAAGTTTTTGACACCGACGGAGAATTCCTTTCACAAGAATTTGTCGCATCTGATTCGTCTGATTACGAAACGGAAGATGGAGATACTGTTGAAGATGGTGACTTACAAGATTTATACCATCCGTTCAACATGCAACAATAATATAAAAATGAAACCTAACAAAACTAATATTCAACGTATCACGCAATACATGAACGCTGATTCGCTCAACCAAGCTTTCGTCATGGAGGCTGTGAGCCGATACGCTTCATCTGTCATCGCTAATAAGGATGATATGATTAAACTAATGGCAGATACCTTCATCGAAGGCAAGTCGTGGGTATCTAGTGCCGAATCATGGGTTGCAACCGAAGAAACCCGATTTCGTAACATTTAAACAAACGAAAATATGACCGAAAAAATGAATCCAATTAAAGAATCCTATTCAAACGGAGAATGTCCCGACTGCGAAAACGACATTCCAACCGATGTTGCTGACGGAGAATCTTGTTTGAATTGCGGACATGTCTTTGTATCGCAATCCAATGACGATGACGATGACGATGACGATGACGATGACGATGACGATGACGAAATTGACGCATGGCTGGACTCGCTGTCAGAACCGTCTGAGGAGAGTAATGCAAATTATCAACGTAACTTGGATTTAATGTTGAAAATTAACCAAGAAGCGAATGTGTTTCAAGATATTAAAGTTCAATCTGATACTGAGGAAGATAAAGTCGCCAACAACGGCAAATATATGGAATCCAGCTACTCTTGGCGATATGGTCAAGAAGTGAATTAATCATGAAGATTTATTTATTATTATTGTTTTTATTAACGGGTTGTGCAGTTTATGAAACATCTCCAGTGGTTTATTCACCACCTCAGATTATTGTTGCACCACCACCTCAGATTATTGTTGCACCACCACCTCGGATTATTGTCGCACCACCACCTGTTTATATTTATCCTCATTTTGACGGTGGGTCTTTTTACTACAGACCATATCCATATCGACCGCATTCAATTTACCCAAAAAGATGGTGATTCAATCTGTAAGTATTTTCCATTCGCTAAGGAAAAAAGGTAGGCATGACATACGGAAAAGGGGAGCATGACGGAAGATAGTGAAAACTGTCTTCCGTCATTGTTTTAAAAAAAGGTCTTGACTCAACCAATCACACACGGTATAGTATTCACACGATGAAAACTTATCAAACGATTGAACAGAGTAGTCGGGGTGCAACGTATCACAACAACAACATCACTTGGACGGTGTACGAACACAGCACCTATCCCAGAAGCAGCGTGTTGTCTGGTCAGACTTGTCGTGCGTGGTTGGACGAATTCGATAGCGAGGCAGCTGCGTTGGCATCGTATCCCAAGGCGACGGTCAGTGGCAATACGTATCGTGCGACGTACCTCAACCATTTGACCAATCAGAACAGTGACGACGTGGATTGGTTGGGATGAAAAATATATATACGATTTTTAGAGAAAATCAATATATATATCCACATGAAATTTACTAATTTGACTTCACGTGGTTTCACGCTGATCGAACTGTTGGTGGTCATCGCCATCATCGCAATTCTTGCTGGAATGTTATTACCATCATTATCGAAAGCAAAGGAAGTGGGACGTCGTATTTCTTGCGTCAATAACATGCGTCAACTCGACATTTCGCTGGTCATGTATGCAGATGATAACAATGGTTATTTTCCAGATCGAAACATCTCCCCAGGTTGGACACAAAAACTACGAGATGGATATAAGGATTTAAAAATTTTACGATGTCCCAGCGATGGGCCTGATAATCCTGTGACTGGTGGTAGCAACACTAATTTTCCCGCAGATTCCTCACCACGTTCTTATATCTTCAATGGATGGAATGATTTTTTTCAAGCAGAGATGGGTGCAGAATTCAATATGAATCTAACAGTTGGCAAAGCAATTAACGAAAACGCAATTCGTGAACCCAGCGACACAGTAACTTTTGGTGAAAAAGATCATAATTCAGGCCATTTCTACATGGACTTTCTTGAGGCAAGTGGCGGTGGTGTGGGTAATGATGTCACAGAGCTAGAACAAAGTCGCCACTCCGGTTCGGGAACAAATGGGTCACGTGATGGTGGATCTAATTTCGCTTTTGCTGACGGTAGTACTCGTTACCTACGTTTTGGAAAATCTTTCTCACCTGTCAATTATTGGGCAATTGAAACTAAATGGCGAATGAATAGTGTCGCCTTTAAATTCTAATCCACGCCCGTCACATACACAATCACAGACTATCTGTGGCCAAAAACCCTCTTGACTTATTCTAAAACCCTGGTAATCTCTTTACACAATGAAAACATACATCGTTTATCTGCTCGGAAAAGAAATCGGTTATATCAAAGCTGCCAACCACAACAAAGCCGAACTAAAGGCTTGGAAAAAATATAATGGTGGTCCTCTCTCCATCTCCGTCGCTTACACCGAATTGTAATTCACTACACAACAATCTCACCGTCAACCTTTCAGATAATAAATCATTGACTTATTCTAAAACTCCTGTATTCTTATCTCACAATGAACAACAACTACTCCACTATTCAGCCCATCAACACCATCACCAATACCATACTCGTCAACGGTGTGCCAACTCAAATCGACGATACACAGATGGTAGTCAAGTCACTCATGTCCCAACAAGAAATCGTAATCAATAAGGATACCCCCATCTGCTGTAACCCTTCCACAGAAACATTCTGGTCCATGTAACCTCATGCCAACCACAGTTGGCTCATACCATACAACCATACCCCATACCCAAGGGGTATACACATTCAATACAATCACACCCCATACCCCATAGTTACCCATACTCATTACTCCCAAATACCATACCCCACCCCCAAGGGGACCGTCAACTGCTTAACATAGAAGGGGGGGTGGGGCCTAGGCTGGCCAAGCATACGTTACATAGAGACCTCATTTTTCTCTGGGTTTTTCATATATACAGATTATTGCATCTTTAATAATAATAATAATAATAATGGGGATAATATGATTGGGTTATTGTAATGAGTAAGGCATGTGATTTTGTTTTTTGGATTTTTTGTATATAAGGTAGAATGGTAGAAAAAAATTTTTGGGTAATTTTTTGTGGGGGTTTTGTATATATGGATTTTGTTTTTTGGATTTTTTGTAAAAGGATGTGATTATCAGGAAAGTTGCGGGTAAAATTTTTCTTTTGTGGATTGCATATATTTTTCTATTTATAATATGTGATAAAGATAGGTAAGGTGTGATTAATTGAATATAGATATAAGTGATGTTAAATTTTTGTATTGGATAGGATAATGATATGTATGATAAAATTAAAAGATTTATTGGGTGAGGGTCACATGTTGGATGGTGAAGTGGATAGACTGGAGAATGATATAAAGTCTAGGTATTCTGGGCTTGACAAGTTGGGTATATATATGGATAGTAGAAAGAACAGTTTATTTTTGAGTGATTTGTATGTTAAGGAGAAATTTAGGGGTAGTGGTATAGGTAGTGCGGTGATGCGAGAGATTGTGGCATTTGCGGATAGCAAGCATATATCTATAGTATTGATACCTGAGCCGGAGGGCAGAGGATCTATGAAGAAGTTGTTAGGATTTTATAGTAAGTTTGGATTTGTAGTTAACCGGGGTAAAAAGAGAGATTATTTTTTGAGCGAGCCATTTTCGTTGAGTATGTATAGATTGTCGCGATGAGATTTTAGTGAACAACGAATTGGTTAAAGCCGTTGGGTTTGCGTATTGCATAAGAGAATAAATCTAACGTTTAATTGATTATTGTTATATTTATATTTAATAATTTCAAAAATAATACTATGAACGAACAGAATTTCAAAAAATTTATAAAATCTCTGATTAAAGAGATAATTGACGAAAAAGAAGATGACATTTCTGATCTTGAAAAGTTATTATCAAATCCGGATCCAAGTAGAGCTAAAGATTATGGTTCGATAGAAAACTATAAGAAGATGTTGAAAAATAAAATTGATAAATTGAAAGTCGGTGGTGTTAGTAGTAGTAAAGATGAATCTGTTACAATTGGATATGGAGATATGGAGGAAACGATTGGGCAATTAAAGCATTCACTTGGAGAGATGTTTGGAAAGATGAATGAAGAAGGAATGTTTTCTAAGTTCAATGTTATTTCTCTTGATCAATTTGTGGATCAGCAGGAATTAGATGAAGCTGATATGTTAGGTGCTAATATTTCTACTTTATCTCCTGAAGAATTGCAAGCATATTTGCAAAAGGTTCGTGGTGAGCCTGTTGTGAATAAAAAAACAGGATTACCTAAGTTAGATAAAAAGGGTAATCCTGTGTATGTGTCCACAGTTGACAAGGTGGATAAATATAAAATGCCAAGGGTTCACAGGAGCAACATTGAAATAAAAGATGAAGCTAACCGTACGTTTGATTTGGATAAACTAAAGGCAGATATCACAAAACGTCCAGACAAGATTCTGAAGCAGAACGAAAAGATCACACACAGCGGCGGCGGCAGTACGGTGTATTACAATATAGGATTACCTGCGTTAAAGGGTCTTGCTGTCAATGAAAAAACAGGAGAATTTGTAATAGTAGACACATGTCCTGGTGCGGGTGCGTGTAAGGTATATTGTTATGCCAGAAAAGGTGGATATGTTCAATGGAAGGCAAGTTCCATGTCACAAACACAAATGTTAAACTTTTTGTTGAATGATCCACAGGGATTCAAAGCCGGGTTGGCGACGGAGTTATCCGCAGCAAAAAGCAAGTTTGGTAAAAAAGGAACAAATATCGTGGTACGTTGGCATGATGCCGGCGACTTTTTTAGTCCAGATTATGTTGATTTAGCATACAGTTTAGCCAACGATTTTCCAGATATTGATTTTTATGCTTATACCAAGATGGCCGATGTGGCATTGGGCAACAAACCAAATAACTTCAAAATGAATTTCAGCATGGGTGCCACCCCAGATCAAGAAAAGCAAATCAACTTTAAGAGCACCAAACATTCAACTGTTGTACCAAAACAAATGTTTACCGATTTGATTCTCAAGGATGTTGATGGTAAGTTGGTAAAGGTTGATGGTAAGATGCAATTCAAATCACCAGAGGCTGTGGAAACATTGAAGCAGAAGTTGGCGGTGAAGTATGGTGTGAACAAAGATAGCGTGATCACCTACGACGAAATGATGAAGATTCCAGTTGGTGATAAGCCAAAGTGGAATGTCGTCGTAAAGCCGGGAGATGGTGATGATGCTGCAAATCGAGCAGACGTGATCGGGGCGTGGTTGTTGATTCATTGAAAAATTCTTGACTATTTGAATTTTTAGCATATTCTTATTTTATGGTTTTGAGGGCAAAGTAGTGGAGCCGCCAATCTGTCACGTTGGAGTATTTTAGCGAGTGCAACTCTCGTCAAGACCGCCAATTTCAATTCCAGTCAAGGAAACTTAGTGTAACCGGCGCACTGTTAATGCGTGTCGAGCTTGGGGCAGAGCCAAGGGCTGGAGCTTATTTAAAGTAAAGTGGATCAAATTCCCAAAGTTTTCTATTTATAAGATATGATTAAATTGAAAGACTTAATGTTGGAGGGTTTGAAAGATAGTGTATATTTGGAACCCAAAAGTAAATCTGAGGTAATAGATTTTATTAATCAACATTATTTAAAGACATATCCCACTGCGGTGGCTGCTAATTACGGTGTAATGTATAAAAAGCCTGATGGCAGTGTGGATATGGTTGGAGTAATTGTTTATGGACAAACTACCAAGCCACAAGATTATGAAGAAATAGCCGTAGATGTAGAGGGTAACAGTTTATTGCAAAAGAATGAGGTATTTGAGTTATTGAGATTATATTTGAAATCTGAGGCAAAACAAATACCTGAGTTAAGTAATTTGGGGTCATATGTAATTGGTTTGGGTAACAAAAAGATCAAACAGGATTATACTGGATTAAAGGTTATTATTACGCGTGCTGATAGTGGACAGGGACATACTGGATCTATATATCAAGCAACAAATGCAATTTATTTAGGCAAGAGTAACGATATAAAACGTTTGTGGGATAAAAAACAAAACAAGTGGTTATACAGATTACCACAAATAAAGAAGTATGGATTTGAAACAGGTAAAGATGCAGCAAATGATGCAAGAACTAATCCTGATAGTCCTTTTGAAATAAGGACTGCTACTGGCAAACATATGTATATTTACATTTTATCTGGAGAAAATTCTAGTGATGGTAAAAAAATATTAGGTGGATTGATTAAGTCAATTCTGCCATATCCGAAGAAACAAAGTAGCATTTAAAGTTTTTATAAGAAAGTTGTTGTCGGGCGGATAAAGTGTGGTAAGATAATTATAGTTCGTTGACAATAGTAGATAGAATTTTAATGGATGGGCAACTCAACTGGGTTAGAGTAGCTGCATCTTAAGGATAAGGTTGTGAGTTCAAATCCAATTGGGGGCAAGTATTTTTGGGTTCTGTAGCTCAATTAGTAGAGCAACGAGCTTTTAACTCGTTGGTTCTGGGTGCAAGTCCCGGCAGAACCACCAATTTCAATATGGATCAGTATTGGCCACGCCTTCTAAGCGATAGGTGCATAATTGGATAAATATGGGTTCGACTCCCATCTGATTCACCAATTTCAAATTTTCTAATCGTCGTAATGTGAATATATGTGTTTGGTGTGAGCTGTATTTTGTTTCTAACGAATCGTTATAATCTTGACATTTTTTGAAATTCAGTATATATATATTCTTAGATGTTTGCCATTAGGTAACATCTACTATAGTGCTCGAGTGAGGCTATTATGGTAATAAGTTCAATAGAATTATTAAAAGAAAGGTAAATATATGTCAGTAATTAAATATAGTCCGTTTGCATTACGTCACATTGATCGTGATGAGTTTTTAACGCCATTTGACCGAGTATTCGATGAAGTATTCGCGGCACATTTCCCTGAATTAAATAAAGAATTGGGGATTGGTTTTTTTGAAAAACAAAGTTATCCTCGTGTGGATGTTGTTGATTATAATGACCGTGTAGAAATTCTAGCGGAAATTCCTGGTTTGTCAAAAGAAGATGTATCAGTTGATGTGCAAGAAGATGTTCTTACTATCAGTGGTCAAAAGATTAAAAAGATGGAAGACAGAGAATTTACAGGAAAGTATATTCGTAGAGAATTGAAACATAGTAATTTCAAACGAAGTTTTACATTAGGTGATCAAATTGATCGAAAAAATCCATCTGCAAAATTTGAAAATGGTTTGTTAAAGGTTACACTGTTGAAGATTAAACCGACAATTCCAGAAAGTAAGAAAATAAAGATTGAGTAATATTAAATTGAGGTTATATTAAACCCCATTCATTTAATTGGATGGGGTTTTTATTTTTTAGATATTTATAACATATGAATCTTTTTGAAGAAACTTTTATTAAACATCGTAATTTGGCAATATCAAATCAATTGAATGAAATTTTTGTTATACAACAAAAAGAACAATTTAAAAAAGGATTGGTAACATTTTTACAAAAACAATTTGAATCTGGCAATATTAAAGCCATACATGCTGGATTGAGTGCAACCGAATATAAACCGAGTGATTGGGTAGAACCTATGGCGGATAATATGATTGATCATATGGTTGAGTATTTTGAAACGATTCGAAGTCAAACAGAAAAAAATATATATTCTAATATTCCATTGGAACGAAACTAAAAGAAAGTGGTAATCTGCACTTTTACATATTAAAATTATATGATATTATTAAAAGATTTGTTGAATGAATTGCAAACTGAGTTGACGGTATATAGAGGCGTTAACCCAACATATGGTGATGTTGGATTGGGTATCAATAGCACCAAGCCAGGTGATAAGTTAGTGGCTACATTGGGACCAAATCATACAGATAATATAGAAGTTGCTAAAGTATTTGGTAAACAAATAATAACTACTAAGTTAAAAGGACCCGGCTTAAAATTGTCGCATTACAATAATATAATTGAGTTATATAAACAGTATGAAAACATGTTACCCACTGGACTTGCTGGTAAAATTAACACTAGTAAAGGACAAGCTCAATTAGATTTGATACGATTCGCTGGTAAAGAACTGCGTAATATATTGAGTAAGAAATATGGATACATCAAAAGTCCGCTTGCAGTTAGTGATGCTAGTTATTTAAGTGAAAAAGGTTTAACGGGGGATTTGTATATACCATTAAGATAACATAATAGTGGCTACGTTTTTAATGTTCAAATCCATTTGTCAACCATCTACATAGTCTTCAATGGGACAGTTTCTGACCTTCTACAATATCTCACTTAAAAAAGAAAAAATCTTTGAAATTATTTTACAATTGATTTTTTTTGAATGATGTGCTAACCACGAAGATGTCGTCATTCCGTGACCCAAAAGGGATATCGGTTTTCCGGAAGTCGGAAAATAAAATTATTTTTAGAATTTTTAAGAATATATATATTGGTTTATATAATAACTTGTTGTTTTTTCACACGTGTGTTATTATGTGAACTGTAATTCTACATGGTGTAGAAAAAAATAAAAGATAGATAAATAGATAAATAAATATATGAATAAAGTAACTAATAAAGTATTAACTGGCGTATTAACCGTTTTAGCATTCATCTTTGTAAGTATTAATGTTAATGCAGCATCATTGGAATCTGTATTTCCAACCGATAAGCCAAGTGTTTCTGTTGAGAGTGGATACAAGTCATCCTTTGATGTGTATGGTGTTGAGTTGAGTCCAGCATCTACCTATGGAAGGGTAGAACTTATCACTCCGTTTAAGCATGTTGATTTGAAGTTGTCGGCTCTTACAGCCGGATCTAAGTTCAACGCATTTGAAGCGGATCTTCTAAAGACGGTGGAAGTTTCCAAACAACTCGCTTTCACGGTTGATGTTGGAACTGATTATTATTCTGTCGCATCTGCGAATCGTAATACAGTTGGAGTTGGTCTAGCGTTTGACAAACTTTCAGTATTGTCTTATATCGCCGTTCCATATGTTCGTTATAATTACGATGTAGATAATTTTAATTTTGGAACTACTGCACTTCCTCAGTTATCTGATGGTGGATTGACATTTGGTGCATATCGTCAATTTTCACACACGTTGAACACATGGTCTACAGTATCATTGACTCCATATGTTGAAACCACACATTTCGACGGTTACCACTCTTTCAAGGCAGGTGGCAAGCTTAGTGTCACTTTGTATAATAAGTTGTCTCCATTTGTTGGAGTTGATTGGATTGATAACAACATTGATGCCAAGCAATTTACTTACAATGGATCTGCTCAATATTGTGCGGGTTTAAGTTTTAAATTCTAAAAATTAAGACGCATTTAACCCGCCGAACAAAATTCGGCGGGTTTTTTGTTGACTATGCAAATAAGAGTGATATATTAAGTGCATCGAATAAATAAAATATATGGCACACTTTATCAAACTGAACGTTTTGGATCTTGGTCACGATCACAACTATAATACTACCAATCGCAAATATATTCCTAACCTTATCAATCTTGATATGGTGATCAACATTGAACCATCTGTAGTTCACAGTTTAATTTTTACTAAAAACAGTTCGCAACAACCAATTCGGGTCAGAGAAAGTCTTGATGAAATTTTGAAAATGAGTAAGTGTTGTAAGTGACGCACTAGTAGCTCAATTGGTAGAGCGTATCGTGACCGATCTAGTGCTCCATCTTAATTTTTCGTAATGAAAAATCAGTTTTTGCTCAGAAGACTACTATTTATGAGTGTAAGTAAAATGGCTAGGGATTCGACAATCGGTTGATCCTCATAAGATCGATTAAGTGGGATTGACACCCATACTAGCTACTAATTTTGTTCTTTGGAATTTACGGGCGTGTACTGGTATCGACTTAATATGTTGATATGATTGGGCATGTAGAGGATGATAGTTGGCCTCTTTAAGTATCTATCAAAACATTAACTACTGAAGATAATGTAATTAGCTATGACTTCGTATCGCGAGATGCGAGGGTAGCGATTGCAGCCTAATAATGGTTGCACATTCAATATAATGATGTCTGATAATTATATTGGATGAAAACTATCAGGATCGGTTGATCATTTGATTTGTGTGATCAATTTAAACTATAATGAATCTTAAGAGCATCAATTTTTAGTCATTTTTTATTTGATGTTTCTAAAAATTTAAAATGAATAAACATGTAGTCCGGTTATAGATTTATATTAAACACAGGGGTTCGACTAAAAAATTGGTCGCTTTATTGGTGACAATAAATGTATAAAGTGTGCTCATACGGTGAAAGCTAAAGTGAAAACTATGCTAACGCCGTCCGGTTAGAAACGATTGAAAGTTTTGAAGCTGGCTAGAGACTTAACGTATGCTGAAATGCAAAAGTTGGATGATTTTAATCATAAATGCACACCATCTCAAGTAGATGAAGGAATAGTCCAGACCGTAATGAAAATTATGGAACAATCTGCCCCTCACGTCCACCATTTGGAATGTTGTCCGACTTTGTATCGGACAGCATTTCTTTTGACTTTTTAATTTTGCAAAAAATACTTATAGGTAGAAAGGTTATATAAAATTATGGCAACAATATCAAAAATAGACGCACAAAAGAAAGTTTACGAACTCACTGAAAAGTTAATTTTCACCAAAAAAGATTTTCGTGATGTCGCATCAGGTTACAAAGAAACGATAAAAGAACTTGAAAACGAAATTAAGGCAATTGTAGAAGAAGCAGAATCTAGTAACACATCGATTAAAACACCATGACATTATATTGATTGTAAACAGTAATGCTGACTATAACAACTGGACATTGATATATTGACATGATACTATTGGATAGTGATAGTTACTTAGTATATTGAAAAATTTCAATATGTGACTGGTTATCATGTATTGTGTTTCGTATAAAACCAAAATATAAATTATTAACAGATTGAAAAATATGTCTGATAAAAAAGTTAAGACTAATAGTGTTAGCAAAGATGAAACCGTATATCCAAAGAAGTATGTTGTTACACGTAGCGGTTTACGTGTCAGTGACTTAGAATATGAAAACAAGGAACGTGCTCAAGCAGAGTTTGATCATTGGAAGAAGATTGTTTCTCGTTGGCCAGATGGATCGAAAATTCAAATTTCTGAGTTTGCCTAAAATAAGCACCAAATTTAAATAAATATGAATAAACCATTTGGATTACGACAACAAATTTTTGAGTCACAGTCAGTTGAGGAAATAAATATACTATTATCTAAGTCAAAAACATTCGATCTTGCAAGTGAACGAACACGTAGAAGTTGGAAATATACTACTAAAAGAGCACTGCATCGTCTCAGTGAATCGGAAGTTAAAAAAACCGAGGTTAAGAAATCTAACGATAGTGATGTAAAAAAGAAAAATTACAAAAAAATCTAAATAAATTGTAATATTTTTATTAAACTTCAAAGCGACATTAAATAATTTTAATGTCGCTTTTTTTCTTTTTTATCATGATGTTTGATATTTATATTGGTATGCCCAAAAAAGCATTCACATATAAAAATTACGTTTTGCCGGCAGACTTTATTGAAATGAAAAATTTCATAGAAAACAATAAAGTTCAAATGACGGAACGAGTTGTATCTTCGATTGAATACGCACTTGAAAAGAAACTAAGTTTTGTTGAGGTATTCTCATTTAAAAATTCCGATTTTGTTATCACATTACCATTGGAAAATTTCAAAGAGAATCTTGAAAATGTATATAATTATTACATACAAACCGAAAAATATGAGTTATGTTCAAGAGTTAAGCGAGTAGAAACGAAGTTAATAAATGTGTTACATAAAAAAACAGCCCATGAAAAAAAACAAACAATCAAAACAAAACAGAGCTGGATCAGATAACCCGTTATTAAATGAAACTAAAGACACAAGTCCAAAGATATTCCAAAGACCAAAATTAAAAATTGAACTTAATATTTATGAAAGAGAATTAAACGAAAAACAAAAACAATTTATAGACATTGCATTAGACAAAAATACAAAATTAATGTTCGTAAGCGGACCGGCAGGAACAAGTAAAGCACAGCCACTCGATGCTCTTGTATTGTGCGAATCTGGATATCGTAAAATGGGTGAGATAAACTCTGGAGATTTTGTATTTGGTGAGGATGGAAACATTCATAAAGTTTTATCGATACATCCACAGGGAGTTAAGGATGTATATAAAGTTAGCTTTTCTGACGGCACAACAACCGAATGTACATCAGACCATTTATGGATGACGCAAACATCCGATGATAGAAATGAACGTAAATGGGTACGTGACGCATCTGGAATTAGACGTAGAGAAAAAGCCCCGAATAATGTTGGGACGGTGAAAACAACAGAAGATATATTAAATACGTTATATATCAGAGACAATAGTAGAGTAAATCATTCTATACCAATAACATCTCCTATACCATTCCCAAAAAATTCACATATAATAAGTCCGTATATGATGGGAATTTTACTCGGAGATGGATGTTTTAGAAAACTCGGAAATGTTTCTATGTCGTCAAATGACAAAGAAATCATCGACTATATATCTTTAGAACTGGCGTCTAAAAATATGAGGTTGACAAAAAATGGAGATTTTGATTATGTAATTGTGCATGAAAATAAAAAAGAATCTGATTGCGAAAATTTAATAAAAAATGAAATAAAACGAATTGGGTTGGATCAATTATATTCACACGAAAAATTTATTCCGACAGAATATCTGATAGATTCTATAGAAAATAGAATTGATGTATTAAGAGGATTGATGGATTCAAACGGAACCGTCAGCAAAAACGGAGTAGCGACATCATTTACAAGTACCTCTGTAAAATTAACCGAGGGTATTAGATTTTTAGTTGAGTCTTTGGGTGGTGTGTGCTCTACAAATATAAAAAGTTCAAAGTATACTTATTTAAACGAGTCTAAAATTGGGAAAGATGATTATATCACAAGTATATGTTTGCCATCAAATATCAATCCATTTTTATTAAATAGGAAAGCGGATAAAGTTTGTGGAAAAACAAAATATAAGCCGATTAGATATATAAAATCTATAGAGTTCGTGTCAAAAAAAGAATGTCAATGTATATTGGTTGATAGCCCTTCACATTTATATTTGACAAACAATTTTATCGTCACACACAACACTTATATCAGTATTTATGCGGTTTTGAAATTATTAAATTTAAAAAAGATTAGTGATTTATTGTATTTAAGAAGTGCGGTTGAAAGTTCTGAAAGTAAACTTGGATTTTTGCCGGGTGAAGCGAGTGAAAAAATGGCACCTTACATTCAACCATTGTTGGAAAAACTGACAGAATTATTACCTAAAGGACAGATCGATATTTTAGAAAAAGAACAACGTTTTGATAGTATTCCGATTGGATTTTTGAGAGGATTGAACTGGAATGCTAAGGCTATTATTGCGGATGAGTGTATATCAGGAGAGCAATTTATACAGACAGAAAATCATAAAATTAAGCTTAAAAGTTTATACAAAAAATTTATAAACGGTAAAAAGATGCCACTCATAAACACATTTAATGAAAAAACTAAATGTTTTGAAAGTAAATCTATTATATCCGTTGTCAATAAAGGTGAAAGAAACACAATCACGGTTAAATTAGGTAATAGAAACATAGTATGCACACCTGATCATAAATTTTTAACTGAAAGTGGGTGGGTTGATGCAAATGAATTAACTCCATATACACCATGCATCGCAAATAACGAACCGAAGCTTCAGACATTGGATGTTATGAATGATGATCAATTCCAAATATTCATCGGATCATATCTAGGAGATGGTTCAATTTCCAAAGTCGGAGAAAATCGTTATAGATTGTCGGTGATGCACGGAGAAAAACAAAAAGAATATTGTCAATGGAAATCGAATATTTTTAACACTAATATTAATTTTATAAAAGAAAATGGATTTTCAAAAACTCCGGCTTTTAAATTCATTACAAAATGCTTCTCTCTACCGGATTCTTTACTCGTAGATGATAAAAAAACATGCCCTCAATGGTTATTGGATAAATTGGATGCACGTGGAATAGCTATTTGGTATATGGACGACGGCGATATTAATAAAACAAAAAATTATATTCGTATTTATACATGCAGTTTTGATTACGTTACACAGGAGAAGTTTGTAGAAAAGTTTAAATCATTTGGAATTGATTGTTCTATAAATACGGACGAGGGTCAAGATTATTTATACTATTATCTTTCATTTAACAAAGAAAATTCAGAAAAATTACTAGAATTAATATCGCCATATATTCATGAAAATCTCGAATATAAAATAAAAACAACAGAGAATAATAAATATATATTTAATAATCAATATAAAAATTACAGACATATCATTGTAGATAAAGTAATAAAAAATAACAAACGTGAGGTTGTATATGATATAGAAGTTGCGGATAATCATAATTTTATTATTACATCAGGAACGAGAGGTTCTACATTGAAAAGCTGTTCTGGTGTGGTTGTTCATAACTGTCAAAATATGACTCAAAAAGAACTAATTACACTATTAACGAGAACAGGCGAGTTTAGTAGAGTGTTTGTTTTGGGGGATCCGGATCAAAGTGATATTGGTATAAAAAGCGGATTTACTAAAGTTATGAACGTATTTGATGATGAGGAAAGTAGAAATCAAGGCATCCATGTATTTAAGTTTACCGACGATGATATAGTTAGATCTGGTCTTGTAAAATATATCATTAAAAAAATTAAAAACCTGACATAGGGTATATTTATTGAATATACGATATGTCAGGAACAAAGACGATTTTACAATTAAATTCTTTAGATAAAACTTCTCTTACGGGAAGCGATTTGTTACTTATTGCGGACATTTGCAATAGAGAAACTAAAAACATAGAAACATCTGAGTTTGTAAATTATGTAAATAATAAATTAAATGTATTATTATCCGGTTCATTTACTGGGAGTTTTAAGGGCAATCTAGTTGGAGTATCAGATTCTGCATCTTATTCTTTACAATCAGATTATTCAATTTCTTCCAGTAATTTATTATTTTCCGACTATTTTAATGGAACATCTTCATATTCAATTTCTTCCAGTAATACATTGGTTTCAGTATCATCTTCTGTATCAAACAATGCATCTTTTGCATTATCGTCTTCTATTTCCGATAT